CTGGACAAACCGCGGATCCTTGAGAATTACATCCCGGTCGACAAGATAGGCGATCAGAAAAAGCTTATTCAGGGAGGCAAAGACGATGAATAGAGATATTAGACAGGTCCGGACATGCATGTCCGACTTTGCAACGAGAGAAGACGGCGAAAATCCCAGAATTGAGGGTTATTTTGCTGTTTTTAATAGCAACTATGAGATCTTCAAGGGCTGTACTGAGTCAATCGCGCCGGGGGCGTTCACCGATGAGCTGGCTTCCGACGTCAGGGCATTGATTGACCATGACACGCGGCTTGTACTCGGGCGGACAACCGCCGGCACGCTTGAGCTCCGGGAAGACGAGCACGGACTGTGGGGTGGAATCGATATCAATCCGAAAGATACCGAGGCCATGAATCTTTACGCGCGCGTCAAGAGGGGCGATGTGTCGCAGTGTTCTTTTGGCTTCAATATCTTGGATGAGGAGCATGAGAACCGCGAGGACGGCACGCATCACTGGACAATCAAAAAGGTCAAGCTGTTTGAGATTTCATGCTGCACATTTCCCGCCTACGAAGAGACTGCTATATCTGCCAGAAAAGCAGACATTGCGGATATTGAAAAGCGTAAAGCCGATGTCTGGCGGGAAGAAAAAAGAAAGAAATTGAAGGAGGTAGCCCATGGCACTCAGGGTATTGATGCTTAGGAAGCGCATCGAGGACAAGCGCAGCGCACTTGAGGAACTGAAGAAGGTCGATTTCGCACAGCGCGAAGCAGATCTCGAGAAAGCTATCGAGGAAGCAAAGACCGACGAAGAGCGCTCCGTAGTCGATGAGGCTATTGAGAAGTTTGAAACAGAAAAGCGTGAGAACGCTGAGGCGGTCAGAGAGCTTGAGGGAGAAATTGAAAACCTCGAAAAAGAGCTCGGAGAGATCGAAAAGAACAATGAATCACAGCCGGAAGAGCCGCAGGGTGATGCGGATCCGGAAGAGAAAACAGAAGAAAGGAGCGGTTTCGCTATGTCTGAAATGACAAAGAGAGTCGGGCTTTACGCACTGACCGAAGAAAAAAGAAGCGCACTGATCAAGAGGGATGATGTCCAGACATTCCTTAAGCGTACACGCGAGTGCATCGAGTTCAAGAGAGCACTGACCAACGTCGGCCTTACAATCCCGCAGGTTATGCTTCCGATGCTGAGGCAGATCGTAGAGGCTAACAGCAAGCTGATTGGCAAGGTAACACTCCGCAGAGTGACCGGCACAGCCCGCATGAACGTCATGGGTACGATCCCCGAAGGCGTATGGACTGAAATGTGTGCAACACTGAACGAGCTTTCACTCGGGTTCAACAACACTGAGGTTGACGGTTACAAGGTTGGCGGATTCTTCGCGGTCTGCAACGCAGTGCTTGAGGATTCTGATCTTAATCTTGCGAATGAGCTTCTGACATGCCTTGGTATCGCGATCGCGAAAGCCCTGGACAAGGCTATCGTATACGGCACAGGCACAAAGATGCCGCTCGGTATCGTCACAAGACTCGCACAGACTTCTGCTCCGGCGAACTACGGCGCTACAGAAAGAACATGGGCAGACCTGCACAGCTCCCATGTACTGGCCGGCGCTGGCGCTTCCGGTATCGCACTGTTCCGCGAGCTGGCAGGCCGCAAGAAAGTGATCAAGAATGATTACTTCAACAACGGTATCTTCTGGTTAATGAACCAGAACACGCACACGGACCTGCTCATTCAGTCCATGGACAAGAACATGAATGCTGCGATCGTGGCCGGCATCAATGACACAATGCCGGTAGTTGGCGGCGAGATCATCGAACTCGACTTTATCCCGGATGGCGACATCGTATTCGGCTACGGCGAGGCTTATCTCCTTGTCGAGCGTGCCGGCACGAAACTCGGACAGTCCGAGCATTACAGATTCATCGAGGATCAGACAGTCTTCAAGGGTACAGCCCGTTACGACGGCAAGCCGGTCATTGCTGAGGCGTTCGGCGTCTGCTCAATCACGAGCTCCGCTCCGACAACGAGCGGTATCAGCTTCGCGGCCGACTCAGCCAACACAGTAGCAGAGAGCTCTTCCAATTCGAGCGACAACGGCTGATAAGCAATAGCAGCAAACATTCAGGAGGTAACGCATGACCACAACGGAAATCGTAAGCATGTTAAAACTTGACCTGCAGAATCCTCCCGACGCGATGGATGATTACCTGACATTCCTTGTCAACTCAGCCACCTCGCAAATCGGGGATAAGGGCATCACGATAGATCTGACTGCAGTCGATGACTGTCATCTCGTTGTCATGTACGCCTCCTGGCTCTACCGCAAGAGGAACAGCAACGAGGGAATGCCGCGGATGCTGCAATATTCGATGCACTCTCGCCTCATCCACGAGAAGGGCGACACAAGCGAGGAGGACGATGACGCATGATGTTAGCAGACGGCGTTCTGAGGATTTACACCCTGCAGAACACAGCCTCACAGGGCGCTATGCCCGTCGAACAGCTCGTAAGCACCGATAACCGTGACCATTTCTATGCGGACCGCGTAGTCGGTTTTTCGCGGCAGTACGCGGCGAAGGGCGTCGACCAGCGCATCGATAAGCTCGTACGCATATGGGCAACACCTATTGAAATTGGCGCCTACGTCATCCTCGACGATGCCGACCAGTACCGCGTAGACATGGTGCAGTCGCTCCGCGATGACGAGGGCCTGAAAGTCGTAGACCTTACACTCAGCAAATTGGAGGCAAATTATGACGTCGCTACAGAATAGACTTCGTGCCTTCGGTGCTGAGCTTGCCGGCACATGCTCGGAGGTATGGCACTATAACAGACCGACACGGACGCGGCCGCCGTTCCTTGTCTGGGCGGAGGATGGTGAGGGAGATATGTCCTTGAATGCCGACAATGCCAAGGCCGAGCAGACTATCCACGGGTATATTGATTATTTTACCCTGACGGAATTCGACTCGGCGGTTGATGACATCCAGGACGTTCTTGCCGCGCACGGCTCGGAATGGCGGCTCAATGACGTGCAGAAGGAAGAGGAAACGAACTTACTGCACTACTCATGGGAGTTTAACATCTGATGGCAAGATTCACGGTAGGACACGGAATAGACAACTACATCGCCGACCTTGAAAAACTCCTCGTTGATGAGGAAGAAATCATAGGGCGCTCGATATTCGAAGGTGCAAAAATCGTCACGGATGCCGTCCGTTCCGAAATTGAGGGAATACCCACCAGGGAATATGACGCATCATCTGATACAATTTCCGGCATCACCGACAAGCAAAAAGCGGGACTGCAGGAAGGTCTCGGCATCGCAAGCATGCGCCGCGACGGCTCGTTTATTAACGTCAAGGTCGGCATGGACGGATACAACTCGATACGCACGCGGAAGTACCCGAAGGGTCAGCCGAATGCGCTGATTGCCCGGGCACTTTGCACGGGAACGTCTTTTCGTGTCCGAAATGACTTTATTGGTCGCGCGGTACGCTCCACGCGCTCAGCGGCAGAAGCGGCTATGAAAAAGCAGTGTGACGAAGAAATTAAAAAACGAATCCATTAAGGAGGTAGACATATGTCAGCAGCAGGAAAAGTTTGTACGGGTTTTTCTCTCCCGTACGTAGCACTTTACTCATGCACAGACGGAACAATCAGCTACACCGGCGGCAGGAAGCTTGCCCGCGGCGTTGATGTTTCCGTAGAGCCGGACACATCCGACGATAACAATTTTTATGCAGACAATCAGGCGGCCGAGACAGACGGCGGAACTTTCACGGGCGGCACACTCAATCTTACGGTCGACGGTCTCTTTGCAGAGGCTGAGACTATGATCATGGGGCTTCCGGCAGCATCGGACGGCTGGATTTCTTACGATGACGATCAGGAAGCGCCGTACTGCGGCGTCGGCTATATCGCAAGATATCAGTCTGACGGAACAACGACCTACTCGCCAACTATCATCACAAAGACGCAGTTCGCGCAGATCCAGAACTCGCACGCTACCAGCGAGGACACGAAGAACTACCAGACACAGGCGCTGACAGCTTCGATTCTTCGCGGCGATGACGCGAAACATACGTGGAAGAAAATACCGGCAGAGGATTTCGCTACGGAAGCACTCGCAGAGGCCGCGCTGAAGACAGCGCTTGGCATTACAGGCTGATAACGCGAAGGAGGGGAAATGGGTATGATCACTATCAACGACAGGGAAGTAGGGCTTTTTTATAGCGTATGGGCTGTCTGCGAGTTTAACGACTGGATTGTTGAACATCCGGACCGGTCATACGCATCGGCAACGGTACAGAAAGCCGTCATCATGAGCAAAGCCTACTGCGATGTGCATGGCGGTAAGCCGCTTTCCGTCAGCGAGATTCTGAATCTTCCGGCCTACGTCTTCAACGAATTGATGGAGGCGGTGGCAGAGCAGGAAAAACTCGACAGCACGCGCACAGTCGTGACGGAAACGGTGACCGAAAAAAACGCGGAAAGCTCCGCAGAGTAACACTGAACTGGGCATGGTATCTCTTTTACGGGAGGATGCTCAACATGAATGAGCAGGAGGTTAGGTCAACGTCATACGGAATGATGTGCGACTTAATCTCCTGTTTTTCTATTTATAATGGGAACGCGGAGCAGAAACAAAGAAAAAAGACATACGACGAAATTATGCGGATGGATTAAGGAGGTGAGGAAATGGCTGTAAATATTGGCCCGCGGATAGGCGTTGAAGGTGAGCAGGAATACCGGCGTCAGATGCAGAACATCATACAGAGCACCAAGACGCTGAAAAGCGAGCTGACAGCCGCCGAATCGGCCTTTAATAAAAACGATTCCGCGATGAAGCGGGCGTCAGAGCGGGCGAAGCTTCTCAGAGACGCCATAAAGAGCCAGAAAGAACATATACAGCAGTGCGCGGATATGGTCGACAAAGCCTCGCAGAAGTATGGCGAAGCGGACACACGCACGCTCAAATGGAAGCAGGCACTTGCGGACGCACAGACAGAACTCAGCCGCCTGAACGGACAGCTCGCACAAAATAACCTGCTCACCGTATGGGGGCAGGAAGTCGAGAAGCTGGGCGATAAGGTCGACAAGTTCGGGCAGAAAATGTCACAGGTCGGCGGGTCGCTTACGACGGGCGTATCGACTCCCATCGTGGCCGCGGGCGTTGCATCTACCAAACTCGCCACCGGCCTTGAAGACGGTATGGCGAAGGTCTCGACCATTGCGGATGAGACGGAAGTCTCCATGTCCGACATGGAACAGTCAATCAAGGATCTTTCCGACGCGACGGGAATCGGTGCGACAGATCTAGCAGAGGCAACCTATCAGGCAATCTCCGCGGGACGTTCAACCGGCGAGGCCGTGGGATTTGTCGCGGATGCGTCCAAGCTCGCAAAGAGCGGCTTTACCGACGTAACGACATCTGTTGACACCCTGACCACGATCCTCAACGCATACGGCTTGTCTGCAGAGGATGCGACGTCTATCAGTGACAAGCTGATTACCACACAAAATTTAGGTAAAACTACCGTCGCGGAGCTCGGACAAAGTCTGGGCACCGTAATCCCGACGGCGGCGGCCTATGGCGTTAACATCGATAACGTCGCGGCGGCATATGTCGCAATGACTAAGAACGGTGTCAGCACGGCAGAATCCACGACCTATCTCAACTCGATGATCAACGAGCTGGGCAAATCCGGAACGACGGCATCTAACATTCTCAAAGAAAAGACGGGTAAGTCTTTTCACGAGTGCATGGATGAGGGCATGAGCTTTGCCGATGTCCTGGCTATCGTCGTTGAAGGCGCGGAAGAATCGGGCGTTGAGCTTGGCGATATGTTCGGCAATGTCCGCGCGGGACGTGCGGCTATGAACATCGCGGCGAATGACTCCAAAGAATTCTCGGCGGCACTCGAAGCCATGGGCGATTCTGCAGGCGCAACGGATACAGCTTTCAAAAAGGTATCAGGTACGACAAGCGCCAAGTTCAACAAAGCGATCAATCGGATAAAAAATTCCGGAATCGAAGCTGGTCAGGCGATTCTTACGGAATTCGCGCCGGCGATCGAAGCGGGATTTAATAAAGTCACGGAAGCAACCTCGGCATTTAACGCACTGAGCGACGAAGAACAGCAGAACGCAGTCAAGTGGGCGGCTATCGTCGCGGCGGCCGGGCCATGCATCACGATCATGGGTAAAGTCACCTCAGCGACCGGCAAGGTCATCAGCGGCGTCGGTCGCGCCGCGCAGGCAATCGGTGCATTATCCACAGCTATTGAAACGGCGGGCGGCTTTTCGAATTATCTGGTCACGGCTTTGACCGGTACAACAACGGCGGCGGGACTTGTCATCGGTCCGCTTGCGGCACTCGGCGCGGTTATGGCCATAGCGGGCGAAAAATCCCGCGCTATCACGGCAGAGCAGGCGGCATTTGCCGAAGAGGTCGACGGCGTAAGTTCGGCGGCCGAAGCGGCTGCGGAGCATGTCGGTCAGGTGGGCGATTCCATCGAGCAGAGCGCCGGCGGTATTGAAAGCGCCGGGTCGAGTTTGTCTTACTATCAGGATATGCTTAATTCCTGTTATGACGCGGAGGGCAACCTGAAGGAAGGCATGGAGCAGACCGCACAGTATGCTCTGAATGAATTAAATACGGCCATGGGCACCGATTACAGCACGGAATTCGTCGCCAATGCGGAAAGCTCAAAGGCGGCTCTGGAAGAAATCAATGCGGCTATTGATACAAATATAGCCAAACTGAAAGAGCAGGCTATACAGCAGGCGTTCCAGGGCGATTATACCGAGGCGCTCAAGGCACAGGCCGAGGCGCACAGCGCATTGACGAATGCCGAGGACACCTACACGGAAGCGGTACAGAATGCCAAGACCGCACAGCAGGAACTTAACGAAGCTCTGACGGCCTCGGACGCAACGACGGGTAAAGGCATCGAGCGACAGCAAAAGGCAACATCAGCAGTCAACCGAGCAAATGAAGCACTGGATAAAGCGGCGAGCGCCTACGAGACAGCAAGCGAAGCGGCGGCCGAAGCGGATGCACAGGTCAGCGGACTTGACAGCACGATGCAGACGCTTGCCGAGGGTACGCCCGAATCGGTAGACAAGGCCGCGGAAGCCTATGCAAATGTGGGCACAGCGGCAGAGGAAGCCGGAGCGACAGCCAGAGCGGCAACAGCCGAGACAACGGCTCAGACTTCCGCTGATATGGAGGCTATGCGGCAGGATGCGTTCGACAAGATCCACTCTATCGGTAACGAGAAAATCAAACCGGAAGTCGATTCGACCAGCGCATCAGCGTCGGCGTCGACCACAGCCCAGAACATGCAGGATATCTTTTCCCGCTTACAGCTCAAGGGCAAGGTGAGTGCAGTTGATGGCGCACCGCTTGCGGCGAATCGCGCCAAGAGCCAGATGAACAACATCATCAAGCAGAGCATGTCCGGCAACGTCAATAAAGTAAATGGCGGCACGTCCGCGGCAACGACAGCCAAAGCGGGCATGATACCCATTATTACATCACCCATGCAGGGCAATGTAAGCACGGTAACGGGCGGGCCTGCGGCGGCAAGCTCGGCGCATGGTCAGATGGTGCCCATCATCGCTCAGCCGATGAACGGTCAGGTAGGCAGTGTCAGCAATGCGGCGAGTGCGGCAAGCTCAGCCTGGTCAACCATGCAGAGCATTTTAAGCAGACCGCTTTCCGCGGTGGTCAACGTCGCGCAGAACATTACCCGTACAGTCAGCGAAATCGTAAGCAGTGCCGCCGGTCACGCGAACGGCGGATTTGTCACGACCGAGCAGATGTCATGGCTTGCTGAAGGAAATCAGCCTGAAGTTGTCATCCCGCTATCACAGTCGAAACGGGCGCGGGCATTTGAACTCTATAAGAAGACCGGAGCAATCCTCGGATATCGCAACGATGAGGGCTACCTGAGCAGCTACGGGTCCGGAGTGACTACCAATATGGGCGGCGTGACGGTCAACGTATACGGCGCTGAGGGGCAGGATGAATCGAAGCTTGCGGACGAGGTCATCGACCGCATCAACAGCATGATCAGTATCAGATAAGGAGTGAGCATATGGGGTTTTTCGTTTTAGACGGGAAGGCGTCGAGTGATTTCGGCGTCAATCTCTCCGGAGCGTCTACATGGGCAACTCCTGAGAGGGTCGTTGAGACCGCCGAGATACCGGGCCGGAACGGCAAATTGATAACTTATGTCGGTCAGTACAGGAATGTCGAAATCTCATATCCGGCATGGATTGCCCGACGATTCAACATGAAATTCGATGCGTTCTGCGACTGGTGGAATGCACACACAGATAACTATTACATGCTGACCGACACATATCATCCGGAATACTACCGGATGGCGCGGCCCATCGGCAAACTCGATCCGGAAGTCGGCACGATCGGACGGAGCGGAAAGTTCGAGCTGTCGTTCGACTGCAAGCCGCAGAAATTTCTTCGTGACGGCAACAATGCGCGGACGATTGGGAACGGTGAAAGCATCGTTCTGAGGAATCCGACCGATCAGGATGCCTACCCGCTCATCGTTGCCAAGATCGCGAACAGCACAGACAGCATTCTGCAGATCTATCAGTACGAAACGGACACATCGTACGATCAGCTGACTTTCGGGCATACCTTCGATGCGACAAGCCTTAACGGATTCGAGATCGAGTATGATACGGAAATCTGCGAGGCAACATGAGCCATCGCCGACGCGGATCCGGTCAGCGTCA